GGAGCGTATGCGGGGCATGTCGAACGAAGACTTGTTGAGGCTCGTCACTCTATGATGCCAATCCCGGTCAGTCGCACCGACATCATCATAGAACTCGGCACTCGTGAGCTAGACACGAGGGAGGAAGAGCGGCAGAAGGCAATCGATAAGGCCGATCGCGATATCGACACGGTCACCGCCCGAGCGATCGAGCTGGACCGGGCGAATCGGGATCTCCGGCAGGAACTCGGGGACGCGAAGCGGGACATCGACGCCACGAAGGCAGAAAAAGAAGCCCTGGAGGCGGCCCAGGAGGCCAACCAGGAAGAGATCAAGGCGCTCCAGGATAAGCTGCAAGTGATCGAGAAGAACCTCGATGCGGTGCTCAAGTCGCAGGAGCGGGCGACCAAAGAATCAACCAAGGAGATCCGGGATCTCAAATCAGACCTACGCGCAGAAAAGAAAGAGACGCGGCAACTCGCCACCGAGCTGCGTCAGGCGAAGGCAGAGAAGCCGAGGCGTTACGTGATTGACAGAGCGGGGGGCAGGGTCGTCGCGACCTTGTTGTTTGAAGGTGAGGAGATACCGGAGGAGATAGCGTATGAGTGAAGAAGAGCTCGAGGAAATTCTAAGCATCATCATAGGCCTGGAGGAATCATGCCAAGAGTAGGTAACAAGCACTTCCCGTATACCAAGGAAGGCTACAAAGCAGCAGCGAAGGCCAGGAAGAATAAATCCAAGAAGAAAAAGGGAGGCAAGAAGAAATGATCGATCAACTAATAGACCTCATCAACGCAGCCACCGCGATCGTCGCGGCAGCGTCTGCAATTTGCGCGTTTACCCCAACGCCCACGGATGACAACCTGGTAGCCAAGGCCTACAAGGTCCTGGAGTTCCTGGCGATCAATATCAACAAAGCTAAAGAGTGACGTGAGCGACCAGGCGCTAGTTAGAATCGATGGGCACGAGCGGGAGTGTGCCATTCGACAAGAGGCGATCGACGAGAAGTTTGCCTCGATTGACGACCGACTATCGCGTGGCTCTGACAGGATGGCAAGAATAGAGGGTCTGGTCTGGACTCTTTTCCCTTTTATCGTCGGCTGCATTTATCTCTCAAAAGACCTTTAGGGGTTAAATCTTGTTCGCCGAGATAAGCGCGATCGTTGCAGCCATCGGAGCGATAAATAATGGTATCGAGCAGCTCCGCTCTGCGAAGGCCAATGCTGACGATGTCACCAGGCTGATCGCTAAGTTTGGTACGCAATCAGAAAAGCTCGACCAATATGAGAGAACGAAGAAGCTCAAGCGCCCCCTGACTCAAAAGGAGGCTATCGAATTATCTCTGGCTAAACGAAACGCTAACCAGACGATGAGGAATCTCAAGGATCTATGCTTGCTCGCTGGCGTGCCAGATGTTTGGCAGGAGGCAGAGCGCATCAGGATGCAGTCTGAGCGCGAGCAGAAAGAGTTCCTACGTGACATTAACATCAAGCGCAGAAAGAGAAAGGAGCGTATTCAGGGGATCGCTACGGGCGTTTTCCTTGTGGTCTCGGCTGTTATTATTGGCTGTGGCGGGTACGTTGTCTATGACGGGATACAGGAAACAAAGTTAAAGTCGGCGATCCAGAAACGCAAGGAGCAGCAGCGCCAGTTGCGGAATATCAGGCAGTGCGGTCGTCGGGAATGTTGAAGCTGGTATTCCTATTAATCGTGATCATCGACGGTGAGGTGCAGCCTGGGCAGCAATACTGGTCGTCAGTTTTTGTCTGTAACCAGTACGCCGAGGCCGTGGAGCACGGCATGACGAGCCAGCAGAAGCGGCGATACTACCGGAAGGAGTCCCAAGTCAATATCACCGCGTACTGTGCGCCAAGGTGGGTCAACGAGAGCGTTGAGGTCTTTGATCGATAGTGGACATAAAAAACCCCAGTATGTAAAGGAGGAAATACTAGGGTTTCTTATTCGCCTAAAAGGCGGGGTTTTCCACAAAACCACAAAAAGTATAGCATAATATAAGAAGCATAAAAAACCCCAGTATCGGAAAATACCAGGGTTCTTTGTACGGGGTCCAAGCAAAGCTAAACCACCTAACACGATAGTAGTTTAGCACAGATTAGTCGAGGCTTGCCAAGAACTCTTTAAGGCGTTCCCGATGCTCTTCCTTGATCCACACCTCGACAGGAACCTTACCCCCTGATCGTTTCTTTTCGCGGTGTTTGGCCTGTCGGGCGCGGTGCATTTCTGCCATGCGATCATCCTTCATTCTTGTCCCCACTTCAGGAACTGCGACCAGCCCTGATATCTGGCATCGTAAGCATTGTCTGCTTGAATCGCTCCGTTGAAATATTCAATTGACGGTATGTGAAATTCCCACACATCACCGTGGCCTGAATTCCAAACCCATGCGTCTTTGTTCACCTTGTAGCCAGCCGCTTCTACTTCAGGTTTGATTAACTTTAGTAAGATTCTGCAAAAAATGATGTTCTCGTTCATGCTTGTTCTCCCTGGCCGCTTACGCGGCCACCTCGTCGTCTGTAATAAATTCTTCTTCTCCTTTCGCGACACAATCCGTCCAGAAACAAGGACCATATGCAGTATGTATCGGCCAAAATATTGGGCTTTTGAAACACTTGTCGTCGTCAACCCAGATTTTTCTTTTCTTGACTAAAGAGGCGATCACTCCTCGTATTTGCTTTGTGGACAATTCGTCATTGATAAAATGTCTGATGTCCATCGCACCACCTTCCATTGATGCTTCGGCTATCTTGTTGAATATTCTTTGTTCGTTTTTTGTGTAAGTCGTCATGCTTGTTCTCCCTTCATCCATATTGCAAAAGCTCGATCCTGCGCTTCTTGCGCGGTAAGGCGGGATACAAAAATCTTCCGGCCATTGATTGTTGTTGAGAATCCTGCGAGGTTCCCCATGCTGGTCACTGGTCGGGTCACCATCTTGATTTTTTTGCCATCGACCGTGATTGTTGTTTGCTTGCGTCTCATGCTTGTTTCTCCTAAAAGTGTGTTTTCCTTAACAACGGGACTAATATATCAAGCATCACTAGTGATGTCTACTAAAAGTAGACAAATAATACATAAAATAGACAAATATTTAGCTGAGTCCCCTTCTCGGCACCACATTCCCCCCCGTTGACACCTTTTAATGCTCTATAAGTCCTATTTTCTTGGGATATACCGCCATTTATACCGTCGCCTATCGGTACGACCGGACCACTGAATCTAATAGATGGAATAAAACGAGCAATTAGAATTCGTAGTTTTCTTTTTTGTGCAAATTTCTGTTAAAAGTTATCGGAATAATGTGGTAGGAGAAAAAGTAATTATTCCAATATACCTACACCCTCTTTCTACTTTAACGTTCCACGTAGTTTTAACAAATTGCAGGAATCGTTAAGTAATGACTGAATCAGATAAAGAAATTTCAATTCTCCGGTGGCCCGATGTAAGCCGTCTAACTGGCTTCCGAAGTAAGTCCCATGTAGAGCAGCTTGAGAAAAAGGGTGCTTTCCCTTCATCTGTCAAGATTGGCTCACGAGCAAAGGGATGGGTTTACTCTGAGATCACCCATTGGATTGAAGGTCGAATCGCCGAGTCTCGCAAAGAATCGGAGGTGGAGAAAAAGTAATTATTCCTATTGCTAGATAGCAAACCGTACTACCACCAAAACTGTTTAGCGACTGCTCCAAGTTGGCCTTATAGCAGTCAAGTACCTACCAAGTACCTATACCTATACTACCTAAAAATCGCCGCATCCCACGTCAATACTGGGCTGTAGCGATATCGCTTGGCTGTCTACTTAATGTACATTCTGTACACTCGTACATTACTGAAACTACCTATTTGTGCGAATATTCCATGTAACTGTACGCGACAGAATCGCGGTAATACCGGGACAGGGCTATGTCAGACAACGAGCTGGGAGCAGCAGGAGCTGCACCCGAACAGGATTCGGGCTCCGATTCAGCCACGGAGGAAAGGCCCCAGGACCAGGCCGAAAAGGTCCAGTTTGATCCCGAGCAACAGGAAAAGCTCAACGAGATCGTCGGCGGCGTCAGGATGAAGGCGCGGTCGGAGGCGCAGGAGCTCAAGGCTCGTAATGATGCCCTGGAGCAGCGTTTGTCTCATATTGAGGCACAACAGCCCGCTATGGGCGCACCTCCAAACGTACCCCCACCACCCGACCCATTCGACGACCAGTTCGAGGCAAAACTCACGGCGCGGGAACAGGCACTTGTTGAACAAACGAGGTGGGAGGTAGAGCAGAGAGCCCAACAGGAGATAGAGCGAAGAACCGCCGAGGATCGCAACCAGCAGGAGGCTATGGCCCTTCACCAAAAAGGCCAGGAGTTCTCCAGACGAGCGCGAGAAGTCGGCATGTCCGAGCAGGATCAGCAGACCGCGGTCAATAAAATCATGCAAGCGGGAGTTAACCAGCTCGTACTCGAAGAATTGCTCGAATCGCCTAATGGCCCAGCGATGTTGCAGGGCCTCGCGAGAGACACAAACAAGCTCCTAGACGTTGCTGAAAAGAGCAACCAGGGGCCGCGAGGATTAGCGCACGCTATGGTCGATTTGCTCCAGCTCGACAACTCAGCACCTCAGAACTCGGCACCGCGACCGCCTGACATGCTGCAAGGTACAGGAGTACCCACACAGAAGAGGGGGCCACGGGGCTTAACTATTGAATAGATAGGAGCTTTTTTAAGTGGCTAACAATTTATCAAGTAACGTAACAGAAGACCTAGCCCGGATCTTCATGGACAAGTTTGAAGCGTCCAGGGTATTAACCAAGGGCATCAACAACCAGTTGTTGACTCCGAGACTAACACCGTCTACCGGCGGCACAGTTTCATTCAAGCGCCCGCATGACTACAACACGATCAGCACTGCCGATGGTGACATTAGCTCGTCCACAAAGAGCGATATCCTCGCTGGCAAGGCGACCGGAACCGTTCAGAATTATCTGACAGTGGCAACGGAGTGGGGAAATTTAGAGCAAGCCCTCGACCTAGACCAGTTGGACGAGATCATCGCGCCAATGGCTACCAGGATGGTAACCGATTTGGAGTTGAACCTCGGCGCTTACATGACAAAAAATGCTGCGCTCGTTTCGGGTACTCCCGGTACGGTCGTGGACGCCTGGACTGACGTTGCTGACGCTAATGCGCTGATGCACGCCGTTGGCGTACCAGCCGACAGCGAGTGGGCATATGTCATGTCTCCGTTTACGGCGACGGCTCTGGCAAGTCTCCAGACGAACCTCTCGGTGACTCCCGAGGTGAATGATGCCTGGAGAAAGGCACAGGTGACTAACAACTTTGCGGGCATGAACGTCCTGCAATCTAACGCGATCAAGACATACACCTCCGGCGCTTCAGCCGACCGAGCTGGTACGTTGAGCGCGACCCCTACAGCGACCTACGTTTCTGTTAAGGACACGATGACCCAGACGCTGGCAGTGACAGCGTTTACGGGCAGCGGCACCGTTAAGGCGGGCGACATTGTCCAGGTAACCGGACGCAACCGAGTCTCTAATGCGACTCGTGAAGTGTTCCTCAATCGTGCGGGTGCCTCCATTTTGTGGAGTGGCACAGTAACTGCCGACGTGACCCTAAACGGTTCCGGCGCTGGCGACCTCGTTGTTTCCGGTCCGGCCATTTTCGAGGCCAACGGTCAGTACAACACGGTTGATAGTGCGCTCGCCTCCGGCGACGTGATCACTCTCCTGGGCGGAACAGCCGAGGTTAGATCACCTTCTTTGTTCTTCCATAAAGACGCCTTTGGCATCGGCACGGTTAAGCTGCCAAAGCTGTCCGCTACCGATACGGTTGCGACGACTGAAGACGGTTTCTCGATTCGGGTGACTCGTTACTCAGACGGTGACAAGAACAAGCAGATGGTGCGCTTTGACATGGTCCCAGCGTTCATTTGTTTTAACCCGTTCTTTGCGGGTCAAGGGTTTGGCTCCTAACGATCTCCAAAACTAACAGCTAAACCCTGGGGTTGTGGGACAGAAATGTCCCATCGCCCCACCTTTAAGGAGACGCCATGACGACCGCGCAGCAGATGATTGCCGACGCGCTAGACGAGATCCAGGTCTCTGAGGCAGAGGCGAGTATCTCTGACTTTGAAGCCCAGAGCGCAAAGCGGGAGCTCAACAGAATGATGCTGTCACTCCCGGTTAGGACAGGATTCACCGAGGTGGATAGCCTTAGCGAAACTCTTACTGTTAAGACCAACGCAGAAGATTTCATCAAAAAGAATTTAGCGGTCCGGTTAGCCTCGAGCTACAACCGACCCGTGCCAGCGACCTTATCCCAGGCCGCAAGCGAAACCCGGCGGCAGTTGATGAACGATTATGTTCAGCTCCGACCGCTCCGCTACCCGAGGAGGCTGCCGATCGGGCTGGGCACTTCCAACAACGACTACTACTTAAACGATGACCAATTCCCATTCGGGGAGAATCGAACAACGACTGACGTTAAGGCTGACTATACCGTCCTAACAACGGACGACCTGATCCTGGTTGATTGTTCGACAGGCCCTATAACCGTGACTCTCATGGCGGTGGCTGGTGCTAACGGGTACGGGTTCGACATCGAGAAGACTGACACGACTAAGAACATGCTGATCATCGCGACTAATTCAAGCGAGAAGATCCGCGGGAATGCCTCGGTCAGGTTTAATCAAACAGGGCGCAGAGTTAGCGTCGTGAGTGACGGGACCGAATGGGTGTAGAGATACCAATAGCTGACGGTTTCTACCGATCCTCCAGCTTGCCGATAGACTCGCAGCGGTGCGTCAATGCGTACCCGCTGCTAGTTGAGCTACCGACCTTCCAGCGGCAGTCTCTCTTGGGCACCCCCGGCGCGAAGCAGCTCGTGGACACAACCCAGTCAACGGGTTGCCGCGGCGCAATGGAGATGAATGACATCCCATACTTTGTCTTTGGCACAAACCTATATAAGCTGGTGCGGACAATCTCAAGCGGCGTCGAGAGTTTCTCGGTGACCAGCCTGGGGACAGTTGCTGGTACTGAGCGCGTCAGCATGGCGCAGAACGGGACGCAACTCGTGATCCTACGGCCTGGATCGACTGGTTACGTTTACAACCGATCGACGGGCGCTTTCGCGACCATTTCGGATAGTGACTTTACGGCCAACGGCAACCCGGAATACGTGAGGTACGTTGATGGCTACTTTGCTTTTTCAACGGACGCGCAGAAACTGATTGTCAGCTCACTGAATGACGGCACGGCGTACAACGCTCTGGACTTTGGTAGCGCCGAGGCGGACCCAGACTCGATCGTGACGCTCCAGGTCACGGGCGGGCGACTGCTTGCCCTGGGCACAGAGACAACCCAGGCATTCCAAAACATTGGCGGGACTGACTTCCCGTTCCAGGCGATCCCCGCATCAACAATACCCACCGGATGCTACGCGCCGTTTTCCGTTGTGGACGCGGGCGGCAGCTTCGCCATGATCGGCGGCGGGGAGCGGGAATCTGCGAGCGTTTACTACTTCACCGGGAACGGCTACGAGAAAATTTCAAACGAGGCGATCGACTACCTGATCGAGCAGTTGAGCGACACTGAGCTCGCGAATGTGAATGGCTGGTCCTACGCAGACCGGAGCTCGAGTTTTGCTGGCTGGCAATTAAACGCGACGACGATTGTCTACGATTTTACGAACGGGCGGTGGCACGAGCGGCAGACCAGGACATTTGATTCTGATGGGTTCCCGGCCCAGGTAGCCTGGCGCAGCTCGGACATTCTCCGAGGTTATGGCCGGATGCTCGTGGGCGATCGACTTGATGGTCTGATCGGACACTGCGACCTCGACATCTACGACGAGTACGGCAGTGAAATCCTGAGATGGGTATCAACTCAGCCTCTGTCCAATGCGGGGGACAGTTTCTCCATACCGAGGATTGAGGCGACCACAGAATCAGGTGGCACGACCAGCACTACTTTAGACCCTAAGTTACGAATGTCATTGTCACGCGATGGGATCGTGTTTGGTCCTGAGAAGTCGAGGGACATTGGCAAGGTCGGCGAGAGAGAGAAGCGCCAGATATGGCGCAAGAACGGATGGTTCGACCGGGTGTGCGTTATGCGTTTCCTCATGTCGGACAAGGCGAAGTTTTCGATCGTGAAGGTGGAGGCTGACTTTGGCTGAAATAATAAACCCCTCTCCGAACTACCCCATCGTGAATGACGAGGGGCAATCGAACAAAGAATTTACGTTGTGGCTCCAGCAGATTACGGGGTTACAAATATTGAGCGGCAGCGGCTCACCAGAGGCAGCGGTTTCCGCAGTCCAGAAGTCGCTGTACATGAACACCGCCGGGACAGCGGGCAGCATCCTCTACATCAAGAGGGACGCTTCGATCGGTGGGGACAAAACAAAAGGGTGGATATTAGTGTAATGGGATTTTTTAGCAGACTTTTTGGTGGTGACGACGACAAAGCGGCCAAGTGGCAGCGCGAAGATAACAAAGAAGCTCGGGAGTGGATTCAGAAAAGAACAAAAGAAACCGAGGGCAAGGTGTTTGATCTGTTCAATCAGGGAATAGAGGCTCGTCAGGCAGGGGTGCAACGTGGCCTCGACATTTTGAGTAAGACGATCCCGGAGCGGATGCGCCTCGTCCAGGAGGGAAGGGGTCGCGTCCAGGACACCATGCTGGCTGGCAGTGAAATGTACAAGCGGGCGTTGCTTGGTCTACCGACAGATATGTCGATCCTGCGAAAAGACCCTATGAATGTGAACATGGACTTTGCTTCCCAGCGCCTCCCCTCTATTGAGGCGGCAGAGGCAGCAGACGCTGCCGCGGCAGAGACAGAAAATAACACGGGCGTTCCGGCACCAGGCTCACCCGAGTTCTACCAGATGATCGCGAATGCGATGGGGGGCGGCTACTCCGGCTTGCCATTTGGCGGCAATTTTCAATATACCCCGCCAGGGCAAACAGAACAGCAGAACCGACTCAGGTCGATGAGAGGCTACGCATGACAGTTTTGAATACAGGATGGACAAATCGATATCAAGGTCCCTTCGACGCTAACGGACGGCCAGTTCAGCCAGTCTACCGGGGCAATCCTGCTAATCAAACCAGCACCGGACTTCCGCGCCCTTTCGACGCTAACGG